TTTTGTGTTTTAGGGAAATAGTTTTCCTTAATTACACGAATCTTTTCTTGATACATTTCTTCTGATTCAAATAGAACACCTTCTACAAGAGTCTTAAGCTTTTCGGCTTCAGTAGCAGCAAGGCCTTCGGTCATTGATTCAAACACAGCAGCTTTCTTCATCTGATCATTCTCTTCGGCGAGAGAATCCAATGTAGTAGCTTGTTCTTGAACTTGTGCCTGAAGAGCCTGAACTTGTTCTTCTAGATCAGCAAGAACGTCAAACTTTTCTTCTGGCACTTCGATATATGATTCGGCAAATAGATTCTTGAGACCAGAGATAAAGTTCTCAGCAATCTCAGTACGAATACCTGACTCAACGGCCAATTGATTTTCGCTGATCCAAGCTTCGACGACTTTGTCAAGGAAGATGTCGACCTTTTCTACTAGATCTGATTTAATCTCGGCGACTTCTTCTTGTAGTTCTGATTCATATTGTTCTTGAAGCGCTTCAAATTCATGATTAACACGAGCTTGAACAACTGCTTCGAACAGTGAAGATGCTTTGTCTTTGAATTCTTCTGATAGATCTGAATCACCAAATATTGGGGAAAGATCAACGGCTTCTAATCGAACACCATCAACGTTGCCTTTTGAGCTTGTCTTGTTGATAACTTTAGTTGGATCGACATCAGTCTTAAAGTCTTTAGCTGCACCTTCGGCTCCACCTTTAGCTTTCAAACCACCTTCGAAAGAAGCTTTATCTGAAGCATTTTTGCCGTCTTCTTCTGATCCTAGGTCCTGAATTTCTGAACCGATCATTGTGTCTGGGGCGCCTTGTTTGGTTTGTGTCATTTCAACACCTTTGTCATTACCAGGAAATTTCGTTTTCTTGGCAGATGCACCAGCTTTCTTACCGTCTTCTTCTGATCCTAAATCTTCACGTTCGCCTTCGAGCTTGTCTTTCATCTCGTTAGCTTCTTTGACTTCGGATCCTGAAGCATCCAGCAACTGGCTGATTTTTTCTTCAAGTGATAAACCCATTTAATTCTCCTATGGAATTCTTTATTCGTTTTATTATTTATAAAAATCAAAACTTCGACTATCTAGTACCAATTGCCCTCAGGAATTGTTTAAATAGATCGACTTTCTGTTCTTCGATTTGCGTATAAGTCATTGATTGAAGCTGTGACTTATAACCTTCTGCAACCTTATACATTCCCGACTTCTCGTCATATAGATACTCAACGCCTTCGAGAATCCCATTCACCCAGCAATCAAGACCTGATGGATCAGTGACAATATCAACAGCATTTAATTTGTAGTCATCTTGGACTAAGCCATATCCTTCGCGCATTTGTTTTACTGAGCCGAGACCACGAGTTGAAACACCAAGTTGGACACCGTCATCAACTAAATTTTTAGCTAGCGTGCCCATCGGTGTATTTAATAGTTTAGCTTTACCGTAGATGTTGTTGTCTTCAAACCAAAGCTTGGTGATCATGTGTGATACGCGCTCTGGATTAATTTGAGGACCAGTGGGATGTGACATCTCGCCAAGCGAACGACGTGCATCAATCAACTCTTGATACGCCTTAACTTCGCGTTCCATCACTGACTTTGGATATACACGTCCATTACGATTCTTTTGTTCAGCTTGCATGAAGATACCAGTAATGTAATGGTTCTTCTTGCCTGTTTTTTCATCGGCCTCAACCAAATGCTCAGTTGATTCGATTTGTTCTGTAATTAACTTCATGGAGCTTCCTTAGATACGCCAACGTTAGGAACTGTGGTGGTGTAACCAGATTTCTTAGCAAGTTCTAAAATAACTGTACCAGCACCAGCTAATGTGACAACGATATCAGATGTATTCTGTTGATTGATTGAATAACCATCAAACTGCCAATGATCGACACCATATAACTGAAGCACATTAACCGAATTACGAGTCACTGTTGCCAATTGTGTTGGTTGAACACTAAATTTAACCGAGTCGATATCAACTTCCTGTGTTGCGCCAGATACCGCCTGTGATGCACAAAGGACATCAGTCTGAAGATCGATTGTTTCTGATCCAGCCGCGTCTAGCGTGATCTCAATGACTGCTTTATTTTGTATTGTTTTAAGTACTGTCTTAGCCATATTTATCCCAATGAATTATTTGTGTGAAAATCTGCGCGCTGGCGATGGAACCCTGCGGCTTCATCATCACCTTTCTGTTCGCAATATTTTGCTGCTGCGCCATGGGCTTGAGCTGCTAGATTATGATTCTGTCTTGAACCTGATTTTCCGGCCTTAGCTGAAGCAGCCTTTGCTAGTTCGATTGGAGTCTGTTCAACAGATTCATTGACATTTCCGGTTGGTTCAAATCCACGAATTCTCAAAGAAGCATGTGCTTTCTCTTTCGTGGAGTGTCGCGATGTTCTACCACCTGACATTGTTACAAAATGCTCTACATCGCCATCAGAATATGTAACAGAAGCTAAATTAGCCGTCTTACCTGTCTTGTTCTTATATTCGTAGTTCTTTTCAGTAGAAGCTTCACCAAGAACTTGTCCCTTACCTTCTTTGTGGTTCCAAATACCATAGGAACGATCTTCGCCAGGAACTTCGGCAGAAATGTGCGGAGCATCTGGCTTAGAGATAAATCTGATTTTGTCGGCTTTATCTTTATGCTGTGTTTTTACATCAGATTGCCATTTAGCATATTCTTTGTCTTCATCTTCAGTGATAGATTCAACACCTTCGCCCATCATCTTTCCGCTTGCATTCTTCCAAATTCTCTCGCCAGTTTCTTCTACATCACCGTCTTTATTGGTCTTTACTTTCTTGTACTCAAAAGTCTTTTCGCCGGTTTCTCGATGTTTACCTTCTTTACCAGTTGCTTCCCAAGCCTCAGACAAACCATCCTCCGATTCTTTGGTCAAACGATCAACTGCAGTGTTGATACCAGAAGCACGTTTCTGTACTGTCTTCTCTGCTTTATCCTGAGTTTTTTGACCCGTAATATTGCTGCCCATACCCATAACTTGAGATGAACCAATAGCAGACGCTTTAGCTTTCTTTATATATGAACCAAGAGTACTTGGACTCAACTCATCGAGTTGTTCAATAGACTCTGCAACGTCTTTTTGAACCCGATGATTTCTACCACCAAATAATTTCTTGACGGTTGCAATTGCACTGTTTTCGTCCTTACCATAAACTGGATATGTTGCTGTGTATAGTGGGACATCTCGGTTAGATGCATGATGTTCCACGCTGATGTGATATTTGTTTCCGCGTGGATCATTACTTTCAAATCCTTCGCCAAGTGCTTCTTCTTTTACTGGTATGCAATTAGGAACCTTCTTCCCGTTTTTTTCTTTTGTACCAAATGCTTCATATCCAGACCAACATGGATCTTTCTTTTTGTTTGCTGCTTCTTTAACAGAAGTAACCGTAGTATGAGTAGTTGGTGGCTTACCGTCAATTCCATAGTGAACAACTTCGCGACCTTGCTCCACAGGTACAATCTTTTTCTCTACATAGTCTTTGAAAGATGTGTCTTTTGGAACGTCATATGATTTGCGCTCGCCATCACTAAATACAACCATCATCTTGACTGGTTGTAGAGCGGTGGATTCTTCTCGGAGTTGTTTAAATGTTTTCATTTTATTTTGTCAGTTGTGAAGCGATATCAACTTTCATTGCATCCATGACACCAGTTACTTTCTCGGCCATAGCAATATTAAATGCTTGTGTTGCGTCGCCACCATCTAGAATAGCTGAAACTAGAGCTTCAACTGATTCGCGGACTGGAGATTTTTTATTAGGATCTTCTTCCTCTTTTTCTTCATCATCTTCATCGTCCATACACGCAGCCAATTCTTTCTTTGAAGCTTCATCAAGAGAATCAATCTGCTCAATGATATTTTCTAAGCCGGATTCATCTTCTAATGACTCATCGACTTCTTTCTTTCCAAATGTGCGACTATTAGCTGAGGCGATACCTGTTTCGCGCTTTTCTTTCTTGTCTTGAAGAGCTGATTCCATTTCGTCATCCTCTGCAGCACCAGCACGTTTTGCTGCGACATCCAAATGCTTCATGTCATCAACAGCTTTAGAAATATAGCTCTTCAATGTTGCCTGTTTTAATTCATCTAGAGCTTCGATTTGCTCTAATATTGCTTTTAATTGATCTGACATTATTGGTCTCCTTGATTAATTGGTCCTGGCAATGATGGTGTCTGCTGAGGTTGTTGTTGTTCAGCTCCCGGTTGTCCATCTTGTCCTTGCTGCATCATCTGTTCTTGTGATGCTTGCATTTTCTTTATTTCTTCATTCATCTGATCGATTTCTTTATCAGACATACGCAGAATTTTCTTCTGAACATATTCTTGACTATAATAGACACCAACATATGGTTGAATCTGATTGAGCAAGTCGATACGATTACGCATCATCTCTGCTTCTTTTACTTCAGAAAAATATTCATCCTGATTATAATCGTATCTAATAAAATTATTTATGTCTTCCCAATCCTGCTCTGTGATAATATTTTTGTAGCAGTAGATTAGTCTTTAATAAATACATTAAACAATTCACTGAATTTCTTGCGCATGCGACCAATGAACTTGTTGAATTTCATTTCGTCGCGAGAAACTTCTGATTGTCTTCCGAATACAGCCATGGACTGATCTGGATTTAATCTTGATAGTGGAACGTTTAGAGCTTGATATAAGTTTTTTCTGGAAGTATATGATGTCATCAATCTGCCCAAGGTTTTCGCCACCCGGAAGAGTAGTGATCTCGGTGCCTTTGCCGCCTTCTTGACGGGGTAACCAGAAATCTTCCAACATTGACATATACTTACGATCATCACGAATTTCGCCGGTCTGTGCATCATAAACAACTTTATTACGATACTTGACCATAATATCTTTGACATATTGCTCGGCCTTCATTGGCGGCAATTTACCAGTATCGATATAAAAAATTCTACGTTCAGGTGCTCTAGACATACGATAAATGACTAAAGCGTCTTCCATCATACGTAATGAATTCACAGGTTTAATAGCTTTATGTAAATAAGAAAGTACAACGTTCCTGTCTAAATCAATTAAACCTGATGTGACATATGTGATTGCGTCTGGACTAATCTTAACACCTTTAGTATTAAAATCTCCAGTGCCAACGTTTGCACTGCCTGTTGTTCCTGGTGTCAATCCACGCTCAGAGTATACAAAATATTCTTCAATATCTCTAATGACTGATACACCTTTGTCATTTAAATCTTTTTGAATTTCACGAACTTTCTTAATCTTTCTGGGATCAATATATCTTAGTTCTGAAATACCATTCTTTGGACTCTTTTCATCAATAATTTTATGATAGTAAAGACGCCCGTCAATATACCAGCGACGAAAAATATCATGTCCTCTAGTATTAAAATCTAATAGTTGAACTATTTCATCGAATTCTTCAATAATCTTTTTCTTCACTGAATCAGACAGTTTAACATCATCAAGAATAATTGATACCGTTTCTTCGTCATCCAATGCAGATATAGATTCTGATACAATATCCTCGATCGCTAAATCACAATCTGGATATGTAGAAATATCACGATAACGACGGATTAAATCGGCTTCATTCTTGACTGCGCCATCAATATCTACGTGTGTGCCAAAATATCCTCCACTTTGCACAAGTGAGGTTCCGTCATCTGAAGCTGGAGGCGCAAAACTTACGGGACCTTTCTGGTCCTTTTTCTTCTTAACTATGTTGAAGCCAAATATTTCCATAGTATACAATATCCATTAGTAAACCGGGTTAGACGTATATTTATCTAACCCGGAAACTGATTAAATGCCAGTGGTTGGAAGATTTCCTAGGATGTTGCTGAAGCCAGTGCCAGCAGCAAGGCCGAGAGCACCAGTCTGACTTGTGACATTGCTTGTCCAGTATGTGTACTCAAACACCACTGGGAATGATTCAATAACATCGTTGTTATTAAAGTCGAGTGCGATTTCACCAACATTTGATGGATAGATGTCAATCATCTCGTATTGCTTTAAGATATTGTCATTGCGATCCAACTGTTGTACGACGGCATTAACCTGATATTGATTTGCAGCAACGCGACCCTTATTATCAGTATTGCTATTGATACCTTGTTGCCAAGCTTCAAGTGCATTACGGATAACGAAATCTGTGTCATTCAGCACGTTGACTGACCAAGGAGCAAATTGACGCTCGCCGGCATAAGGAATGTTACGACCACGATACATAACACTAGTTGTTGAAATGGTTGATGGTGGCAAACTTGCTGCTGTAACCAAAAATCCACTCTTTACAACAGCTGCCGCACCAAGTGGAACCCAGTTTGGAAACGTAAGAATGACGCGAAACTGATTCGGTCTCACTCCTCCGCCGATTAGCGCAGCCTTGAAGTTGTTTATAGCCATTTTAATAATCCTTTATTTGGTTTAATAGTTCTATTAGTAATATTGAACAATTGTTACTCTTTTTAATATTTTCTTTCCAAGGAATAAATTCAATATTATTTATATTACCTATGACGCTCGGACATATATTATTATCAAATCCAAATTTAATTGAAATTTTGTGATCTAACTGATATCCACCTTCAGTACCAGCTAAACTTCGCTTATTATAATTATCTAAGCTAGATAAATTATTCCTTTTGGTGTGCATCCAGACTAGATATTTGTAGTTTACCCAGTCAGTTCTGTCTGTCCTATACTCTCCCCAGAAATTAGTTTCTCTGAGTTGTCGTCTGAATTCAAAGAATTCAGGTGATTTTTTATATTCTTTATTGGTGATACGTATTATTTCTTTTATATCTTCTCTCTGAAAAGAGTGTCCAACACCATAGTTTTCAAGATTTGTTTGAATTCTCTTTTCGACGTTATTAAAGTATTCATTATCATATCTTTCTAATTTAGTTTTTTTGATATTTTCTTTAACTTCTTCAGCTTGGTATGCATTTTCTACGCCAAACTTTTTTAAATTAGTGTGCTTAATCTTATTCTTTACGATTTCACTTTGACATGCGTGTTCAGTTCCATATTTTATAAGATGTGTCTGCTTAATCTTTTCTTTTATATCATTAGACTGGAATGGATTTTCTACGCCAAACTTTTTTAAATTAGTGTGTTTTATTTTATCTTTTTTACTTAATCCAACTTGGTCATATTTTTTAATATCACTGAGATCTTTCCTTTCTTTAACTGACAAATGACTTAAAGAGGGGTCTTTAAGATTTAATAATCTATTAACACACCCATGACAACATTTATCACCAGTATCGCGTACTCTAATCTGTCTAGCTTGTCGTGTAAATTCTTTGTTGCAAATATCGCAGATTATGTCTATTTTTAATATGGATCCTAATTCAATAAGATTTTGAATTGAAACTGAAATTATATCTCCAACTACACACTGAAATCCCATCTTCTTATATTTTCTGACATTACATCGTTGTATGGTAATGTTATACAACTTATTTGGTTCTTTTAACATGTTATGTTCCATTTAACATTGTCCAATAGTGCTTGGGAAGTTGGTGGACGCCAACTTATCAGGAGCTACCCTATCCCAAGTTTATTATTTATTAGGCGCCAGTTACACTGAAGGCTGCACCAGATTTCGTGGCTACAAAATTGAGTCTAACAAAATTCGTGGAATAATTAGGTCTAATGTAAATATCACCAACGAACTCGTTAGTAGCAATAACCTGTTCTGTGTTATTTGTTTCATCGCAAACAACTTGGAATCCAGTTACGCCACGGCGGCCTTGTACATCACGTAAGAATGGTTCGACCAAGTTACGGAACTGGGCACGACTAAATACATCGTTGAATTCGAATAATTGATACTTAGCTGCTGTAGCAATAGCTTTTTCGAGCACGATGAATAAACGACGAACGTTGATGCGATCAAACGCGCTTGGTTTAGCAAGCATAGTCTTATCACCAAATAATAACGTTCCTTGACCTGGGAAACTCACGACTGGATTAACACCAGATTTATATAAGTTATCACGATCAGTACGACCAGGAGTCCATGCTAGTTTAACTACGTTCTTAATCTGTCCGCGGGTATAACCCGCTGGAGAATACCATGGATCTGTTAAATTATCTGAACGCGCACATAGACCTGCGATGTCACCGTTTAGTGGAATCCAACGATACGTGTCATTATAACGGTCATATTGGTATTTCCAACCTGAGTCCATTACTGCGTATGAAGAGCTAGTAAGAGTATTGCGTTCTGTAATAATGTCGGATGCTTCTGAACCAACGTTGCTAACCACGGCATTAAGTGATGGTGATAGGAAGACAACACAATCACGACGGGTTTCAACTAAACCGGTTAACATGTCTTGAACAGTCGATGACGCTAAACCAGATACAATTAGTGAAACGTCATATCTTTCGTCATTCGAAAACATACTGAAGCCTGTGATCAAATTGGCATCCGTCACAGCATCATCACTGACACCGCCAGCCAATGACGCTTCTTCAGGGGCAACTAATGATACGAAAGTAGTATTGGTTGCTGTAGTTCCCCAGTTTGTGCCGGCAGTAGGGTGATCCATCCAGTAAACATACTTAGAGCCACGATTTACGACTTCTTTGTAATAATTAGAAGTTCCGTCGTTATTCTTTACGTCGACAGCCTTTGAAACAAATGAGAACTTTTCTAGAATTGTTCCAGCTGTTCCGGTGAATACACCATCTTCGTCAACAACTACTATATGCATTTCATCGTTTGAACCAGAAACGCTACTTGCACCGTCTGAAGTTCCCGGTACGACCGAGAATTGTGTTGCATAATCCCAACCCGCAAACGTGGCTGAATCGGCCATAGATACTTTAATAGAATTACCCTTCACGCCAGCGTATTTAGCAGCCCAAACACCGACGGCGGCTTGTCCTGTCGAGTAATTTGTCATATAATCGTCTTCATTGGCAATTAATACTGCTGTGCCAGATGAAACTGCGTTTTTAGCAGCAGCACCAACCACCCGTACAACTTGTAGGTTATTGCCGTATGCTAGAAAGTTTGCTGCGGAAAAGAATGATATTGCTGTTGTGTTATTTGGCGCGCCGAAAGTCTCTACTAATTGTTTTTCGTCTGAAATAGTTTTAACTTCCAATACTGGTCCCCAAACGAAGGCTCCAGCAAATGCTCCAGCAGTAGTTGCTATAGCTGGTACGACATTTGTCAGATCCGACTCGGTGACCGTGACTGATGGGGAAAGTGCAAATCCCATATTTATCTCCTGTTATTGTATTTAGGTTCTCATCAAACCTGATGATTTTGCTATTGATATTTATAAAAAACGGCTTTTCGACTTATTTCAATAGCCAACCAATGTCTTCCATCATGGTTCTTGCGTCTTCCAAGTCCCATTTATTTCCCACAGAATCTTCGAAATTTTGTGTTTTATTACCGTCATCGTACCCACCAAATGGTGTCATCGAATTATTAATTTCGTCCATTCTTGCTTGAAATATTTTTTCTCTAAACTTAGAATCAGTCAAATTCTTGAAATACGCGCTTGATGTTAACCAACCGAATAGAACTAGACACATCATCAGATCATCATGATAACCTTCATCGGCCGCATAAGAATTCTTGACCTGAATGAACGTCGACATTTCACTGATCGTGTCAGTATCATTTATTAGTAGTTTGTCTTCCTCAATCAGCGCCTTTACTACATCACATCCGATGCGTTTTACTTGTGCTGAGGTCATTACACCATTCTGTGTAGTATGACGACCACCAAACCCTGCAGTCAGATGTTGACCACCATTACCACGAG